CTTTCAACTCCCCGCCTTGTATCGCATATTCAGCGCGTAAATCGCCATAAGCTACCGTGTTGCTTGTTAGGAATTTTTCGCCTATTACCGCACCCGGCTTTTGATATTTGAAGTCTATTAACTTGCGTGCATCGGGCTTTTTTACCGTTACGGTTTTAATATCCACAAATGGCGTGATATCAAACACCTTCCCCTTATTGTACCAATTATCAAGGGTGTCAATTTTAAAATCAGTTGCCGAGTTTGGCACAATAGCCAAGTTAAACATTTGCAGCAATGAAGTAAAGAAGTCCTTAACCTTCATTACGGGTGTATGATTGCTTGCAATTATTTTCGCATTAACGGTTTGCACCCCACCCGTTGTAGCCGTTCCGGTTGTATATGTAGGTGCTGCGCCTATATTATTAACCCTTTCTGTAACGGTAACCGTAGGCGTAAAGTTAAACGTGCTTTGCGATAATACTTGCGCCTTTACATTGTTGGTTTGTGTACTAAAGCCATAATAACGTACCGTTTTTGTGCCGAGTAAATCTTTTCTTACAACCTCGTTACCATTGTTATATAACACTACGGTGTAATCAATATCACTATAACCGCTTGCTGGTGTTATCCTTATTTCATAATACCTATCTTCAAATAAATCAGGCATCCCCGTATAAATAACCTCATCCGTTGTAGTGTTCACAGATGCGCTGACCGTTGCAAGTGTACCGATTGCGGTTATGTTAACCGTTACCGGGTCTCCTATTGATTTAATCAAACCCGCTTCGCGCTGCATCCACATAAATAAATTATAGAATTGCGCCCTATCAAAAAAATCACGCGAGAATGTTACACTATATTTGGTCTCGATTGCTTCGATTAACTTAATTAACCTAATCGCTGGTTTGAATTCGCGGTATGAAATTTGATTATTTGATTTCAATAAATCGCGGTTGTGGTTTGGCCCTAAATCAAAATCGCCAATGCACGAAATAAGCGGGTAATACATATCTGCATTTATACCCGATCCTGCCATTGCCTGCACTATTGCGCTGCTATATTCGTGGTCAAAGTCTGACAAGTCCAAACTTGATAACTCGTCATCCTTAAATAAGTCCGAAAGGTTAACCCCCGCTGAAAAAAAGGTTATGCTATAAGATTGCGCTTTTAATAAATCAAGTTTGGCCTCTGAAAGTTGAAAAGTACCAAATCTAAACGGTATACTATTAACTTCCAAATGCCCCTCTACCCTTAAATTAGCATTAAAAGTACCGTCAACATCAGCATCGTACCAATGCTGAAAAATAGCATTATTACGCGGTGTAGATGGCACGCTAAATGTTTGGGTAAAATCCGAGAATATTTTTGAAATATCCTGAACATCCTTAACCTGCAGATTTATCTCAATTTTTTCATCGTTAAATAAATCAAGTTGTTGCCCTTGTATATAAACGCCTACGGTCATTACTTTACGTTATTCATTAAATCGTGCGAAATTGTAAACTCCATCGTGTACTGAATGAGTTTGTTTATGTGGCTTGTTTTTTCGGCCCAACTATTCGATGTGATATTAACCGGAAGTAATACGCCATCGACTTTTAAATAAACAAATTCAGAAAGCAGTAACTCCTTAATTAACTCGTTTTGGCTTTCAGGCAAAAAGTCGGTATTAGCCGTAATCTTTTGGCTTAATGAAGTAAGGTAATCACGCTTTGAATGGCTGCTTAAACTATACTGCCCAAAGTTTGATATTACTTTTTGATAATTTTGCGAAGTACGGCTATAATCGTTTTTACTTAATTTACTAAATGCCATCGATTGCCAAAACCCGTACTTGTTTTTAAACAAACAATTAAGCACATCATAACGGCATTCCACACGCCTTTCTACGGTATGGGTGTAAACATCCTCGCCGTATGTAAATACCGCAGTAAAACTGGCATCGCCATCGTGGTAAGCGGCTAAATTAATGTACCCTATATTTTGCGTTGAAAGGTTGGTATCATAAGCAAAGGTTATCGTTTGCCCGTTTACTTCAATATCATCAAGCGCATCAGTTAAAAAGTAAATAGGGTAATCCTCGTTATTGTAAATAACGTGATGCGTGTTACTTGTTAATATCGGCGTTGGTATTTCGGGGTTTATTAACTCTGTGTGATACCCAAAGCCATCGACTGCTAATATCTGTTGCTCAATAGTAAAAAGTAAGTCATCTGCAAGGTACACATCCGCTTCGGCATAACACCAAACCGTATCTTTAAAGTCAACGCTGAAACTTCCCTCTTGTCCTATTGTGGTTATGCTATTTTGAACGCGATCATTTAAAAGTTGTGCAATATCAAAGCCGATTGTTGCCTGCCCTGCTTGCACTACATATTTAGAAAGCGTGTAAGTTGGCGATGCTGGTTTGTCATCCACCTTATGCCCCGTGTATATATACAACCTTAACACCATCCTATCATAAGCCACACCCGGCGAATATCTAAACCAATACGGGGAACGGCTCAATACAATAGCATCGTTAAAGGTAATCGTTTCAGGGTTTTCAAAAGTATACTCTTCTTGCGTTCCAATTCCCCAAGCATAAGTGTAACTCGATGCTTCGGTAGTTGTATAAACCCAAACACCTTGCACATCGATTAAGTTATTACCGAAAATCATTTCAATAGTATCGCCTACAATAGTAAGTTCAACATCATTCTCAAAAGCGGTTTGTAAACTATCAGCCGTTTCTTGTACCGTTTCGGCTAATGTACCCTGAACCCTTATAGCGTTGCCGCTACTTGTACCATTAAATCGGAAGTACCTAACTATATCATAAACTAAATTGTTATCATAAACTATCTTTAACCCAAAACCGTAAATTGTATTAATAATTCCCGGAGATGGCGAAACGGGTTGTCCGGTAAACTCTAAACTAAACTTCTTTGCCCCCATAATTTTTTAGTGCTATATTCATAAATCCCTCTATATCTAATCCGTAGGCATCGACCAACTCCGCTGGCAATTTCTCATAAGCCAAATCGAATGGCCTACTAAAGAAGTTAGTCGGCTTCAAACCTTTGTTATAAATCGACCTTGTTATTAATCGTGCCGTTTGGTCGAATGTCATCCGCCTGCCCGTTTCATTGTTCGTAAACTTTATGCCCCTTGACCGTACCCATTTGCCGATGCCCTTTGTTAACCCGCCTTTTTTACCGCGACCGCTTCCAAATTTAAAAGGCGATTGCGGTGCGCGTGCTGATGATTTTGCACCCTTTACGCCTTGATCTTGAAACTTCCCATAATCGGCCATTAGAAAATCAACCTGGATGCTATTCTTGCTGACCTTTGAATTGAATTTAAGCGACTGATATAGTGCATTGCTTACATTTCTGCTTTGCCGCGTTAAATTAGCACGCGATTGGGTTACAACGTATTGCCCAAATTTATCTAAAGTGCTTTTTAAATGCGATTTGTCTAACATAAACTAACGTTATTTGTCGCAATTAAATTAAACTCCATAGACCACCCGTCAAGCGTATTCCCAAATTCAAATAATATCGGCTCGGCTTCCGGCTCGTTTATCATTTCAATATCAAACCCATTGTTTTGGTTTCTTATGTAAAAAACCAATTTATTAAGTATAGCCAAACACAAATTAAGGTTATCTATTTCATTATCATTTTTTCTAAACTTATCTGTAATAACTTGCTTACTTACCATCCTTTGGTCAAGTACACTAACCTTGAAATCTACCCTTACAAGTCCCTGCGGAAACCCTGCTCGTAGCACTTCAATATGTGCAAGCGGGTAAATGTTCTTTTTTTCCAAATCAACATCCGAAGCCAATCCGTGAATAACGGTATTCACATCAGGGTCATTTATAAGTTGGTCTTTTAAAAAGTTAATAAGTTGGTAGTAGCTGTTCATTTGCTTTGTTTATTTGTTTGGCTTCCTCATTCGCTTTGTCAATTCGATATTCCAAGTCTGTCAAGAAGCTATGTATGTCGAGTTCAACTGCTCGCTCAAAAGTAATTCTGCGGCCTGAAGCGACTGTATCAATGCTTGCATACCATCCCCATTTTTGGCTGAAGTTAATCCCTGCGAAAGTGTCTCGGCTTGTGGACTGGTTTGTAAAAAGGTTTGAGTAGCGGATAGCAACTCTTTGCTTAAAGTCCAAAAAAAAAGCACCGCCCCCAATGCAATACCTGCTGGCATATTTACAAGCGATTGCCGATATTTATCCGCACCCTCGTACTTCTCGATTTGGTACATTTTGCCAAAACTCTCTGTTATCGGCCTATAACAAACCGCCATCGCATCGTAATATGTACCCTCATCAGAAAGGTAGGTGTCAAGGTCGATATACTCCCCTGCGCTGATCTTATCAAGATTTGGAATAAAGCCGTACTCTACGCCATCGAGTTTAAACCTTTCTGTAAATTGTGGCTTTTGTGTTAGGGTGTTTTTTAGCGTTTCTACAATTTCGGCAAAATCGTTAACCTCTAACGCCTTTGCATCTTCAATGCTTAAATTACAGAAAATCGTTACAAGTGAAAGCGTTAAAAAGTCCTCGTGGTCTGCATAATCTTTAGCTAACTTTCTAAAATGCAAATACTGATTTAAAGTAATTTCGTTTAATGAAGTCGGAATAGATATTTTCATACCTATATAACGAAATTACGCTAAAACGTACTTTCCCTTATTTGGCTTGCCCACCACATCCCAAAGCACATAGCCAATCGGGTCAAGTGTATGGTTAAACGCATCTATTGCGGTTTGGCTTTTCTTATCGTGCCAAGCGTAGTTATTTAATTCCTTAATGATATTGATGCTATCAGGCGAAACCACAATCGCCCAGTCTTGCATCAATGCCAAGCGGTCAATAATTTTCGGTTTTTCAATTCCCTTTATATTACACCCTTGTGCTTTAAGTTCGGCAATTAATCGCGGCTCTGCACTATCCGCAATAATCAAAGCGTTGCCCGCATACCGTTTATTCTCGGCTGCTATTTCAGAAGTAGTTAATTTGGCTTTATATAAATACTCTTGTACGTAAATCGTTTTGCTTTGTTTGTCTATTGAGCATTTAACAAGCGTTGTGGGGTCGATGCTAAATCCATAATCTTGACCGTAGTATTCATAGCCAGTATTAACATAATCGCCAATTCGCCAATTTGTAAATATTACACCCTCTGCCTTATCGAGCCAACCGCCCATTAATACGTGGTTATACTTTGCAGGGTTGTGTATCTTAATGCTTTCTGCTTCATCAATAAATGACTTATCTAAATTATCGATATTATCAAGGTAGGAAGTATGAATATAGGTTGTATTACCTTTCACACCATTAAAGCCGGGTTGTACTCCCGCTTCTTCAAAAAACCGTCTATAAATCCAATGCTCTTTTGTCGATGGGTTTAAGATTAAAATAACGCGGTTTTGTTTGCCCTTTTGCCTTATTGAAAAGTTTATTTTGTCAAAGGTGTTTTCATCAGTTAACTCTTCTGCTTCATCCAATATCCAAGTCGTTACACC